AGATGTGAAGCTCGGGCTTTAGAAATGTCCCAAGCTATACATTTAACTATGTCTGGTTTTAAGCCATACCAGTGGAAGTGTAAGCCAGTAAACAAAGGCCAATTGTCAAGTCAATGGTAATGTATGTCAGAGGTAATACTGTTGTCAATTATAGCACTATTAGTTGCCATACTTTTCTTTAACGCCTATCTTTATGATAGGACGTTAGAGGATATTCGAGCGCCACAAACACAATTAGAAAAAGAATTAATCGATCTTAAAGAGACCATTCGTCTTGCGAAGTATCGTGCACGTGCAGCTGAAGAATCGCATAATGAATCACCTTCATCAGATCCTTCCGATGATCATTTCTAGTACCCTTATTCCCATATCGCTGAGCATACTTCATTACATTGCCCATATTAAATCCAGTACCATGACCAGTATCATAGATAAACTCTGATGCCTGAAATCGTTTCTTAGAGTAATGTTGACTATATGTCGAAATAATATAATCAGCAATCTCATCAATATACATATCTTCGTTAAACTTGAATTCAGGTAAATCATTCTCTGGAAATAGATCTTTCATTATTTTTCCCATCTATAAAAAATATGGTTATCAATTGTCATTGTTTTTGTTTTTGTTGATGCCCATTCTGGTCTAACATAATCGGCATGATAATGAGTGGCGCCATCTGTAAAGTCGGTAAATTCTCCGTGATAGATTTTAAAAGCGATGGCACGAGCAAGTTCATACACACTAACGTCGTGATAAGAAATGCTATCAGACTTGCCATCACAATACCAACTAAATTGGCACCTGTGGCGAAGAGGTACCATAGTCCCATTTTGTTTCCACGATGGTCTTTCAGGTCCTTGCTTAACAACCTCACAATATGAATGAGGAAACCGAGAATCAAGAACACGGTTACGAGTGACAAGAGCGACACCAATCATTCCCCTATGTATCTGGTTACGAGCTTCGAAATATATATTATCTGCTAAACACTTTTGCTCAGACTCCGGAGAGTGAATATCACCAGCAATTGCTTCACCACCAAAGGCTGATTTACCGGTAACTAATCCCCCAAGAAAAGCAGTTGCCATGGCGGCAATAAAGACATAACGTTTCATTATGCATTTCCTTCTGCATCTCTGACAAGTGATAGAAGGTTTTTCAATTTACGTAATTCATCTGAAGTTAAACGAGTTATTTGCTTTTGAATATTCTCGTCTGAAAAATCAGTTGCTATGTTCTTAAGAACTGATTCTAAAGTTTTATAATGATAAACATATTCCATTATACTACCCTTCCATTTGCAATTAAGGAAGACATCATCAATCGAGCTTGCTTAAGGCGAGACTCGAGAAGCTTAATAACTTTTTCATTTGGAATTGGGCGAGCAGTTTCTTCCATTAGCCATTCCGGAATAACGCGAAGCATACGCTCGACACTTTCACGCTGTCTGTCAGGTGTTAGTGTATCAATCATTCGCTTATACTCTGCGTTTGAAATTGGCTTACTCATAATATATCTCCTCTTTTCATTTTATAGATATATTATATACTAGTTTTTAGCAAATGTACACAAAAAAGTGCACGAAAGTTTTGTATGAAATCAATAGCTTGTAATTTTTTTTAATCAAGAGTAGAATCAGATCCAGGACTCTGTGTGCACATTTGAGTCCTAGGGCAATGGAAATACTTATCCATAGCTACAGTAAGATCACCTTGCCCTGTCGCACCTCTTTCATATATACACATACGTTCGTCCGATTCAGGGTCGATATATTGTCGTTTTAGCCTACAATTAATAGTATTAGTAGTAGTTGGTGGAACTGCCTTACGTCTACACTCCATAGGTTCTAATCCTAATATTGTTTGTGGCCATCGTAGGGGATTTGTATTCCACAGGGTACAGTGGGTTTTATCTTCGCTACCAGTATAGGTTCGACCTTCTGCGTACGAAGTAGTAGAAGCCAAACAAAGTATTAGAACTAGATATTTAATGGCAAAATTCCTTAATCATCGGAAAGACTGGTTCTAGAACATCAGCACAGGCTCTTGCTAATTCGATGTGTTCTTTCTGCGTACCGTGTCCAGAGCGTAGCTCGATATAATGGATCCAGGACCTGATGGTTCCGTTAACATAGAGTCGAGATTCCATAATACCTTCTGGTAAAACCGAGCGAGCTTGTTCTTTGGCAATACCATTTTCGATTGCCCATTCATATGATTTCTTTGCTGCATTGACGACCTCTGCTTGTTGTTTGTACCAATCTAATTGTAAGTCAGGATCATTAATATCCAAACTATTTTGTCTGTTCTTTGTATCTTGAAGTCGTGCTTCTTTCATCAAGAAGTGTAAGTCTTGAGTTGGATCTGCATATCGCTGAGAAAACTCTTGGAATGAAAAAGATCTATGTCGTAATAGTTGACGAGCAATATCACGAGTAGTAGTTACTTCCAAGCAAGCGCTAACCATTTCGAAGGGCGACCAGTGTTTTTCTCGGATGAGATATCGTAATAGTCTTTCTGACGTTTCGGTATTGTCTTGGTTGGATGGATTCGAGACACGGGCTGTATACGCAATGATGTCCTGGAGACTTTCATCTTTTTCTCCCTTTGAATAACTAATCAGTTTGACTGTCATTATTTTGTCCTATTCTATCATAAAGGTTTTCACGAACGTCTACGACTTTTTCGCTTTGAATAATGTTTATGATTAGTTCTGTGAGATCTTTTTCCTTTTTTAAAAAGAAAAGCTTTTTTGTAATCTCTTTAAGTTCTTTTTCATAGTACTCGATTTCCTTTTCCTTGCGAAGTCTTTGATCAATCAAGTCTGTAATAAAAAGAATCTTACGATCACTCATGGATTTAAAATACCCATTACATAATTTTCTGCAGCATTCTCTGCATAAATTTCACTGTGCTCATACAAAGGGCGGCTTTCTATTAGCCTTTCATTTTTGTACATATCTACATAAAAACCCATTTCATTGAGCATAACGTTTGCCATTCTGTCAGCAAATTGTTCATCACCCCAATAGGTGCTTATTGTTGGTCCTTTATATTTCATAGCTTAAAATCCGCAAATCTAGACATATCCTGGTGTGATTGAGATTTATCAAAAACAGGTGTGTCATCTGTTAATGTTTGTTCCTGAATATCAACATCATACAATCTCATTTTAGATCGATCAACGCCGATAACAAAACGCTTATGTGCTGTTGGGTCATTATAACGATTTTTCAATTGTTTGACCATCATTTGACCCAAGTTCTCAAGTTCTTCAGTTGAGATAAGAGCGAACATGAGATCCGCTGTAGCTGGTAAGCCGAAAGATTCAGATGTATCTTCCAAACCAACATCCGAATTGCCATAGCCCGACCTCGTCGTTTGAGTCGCCGAGAAAATCGGTACATTAAACTCCACCGCCAGTCCTCTAAGTTCCTCAGCAATCGCCTTAATATATGTATAAGAATTGATCGATCCTCCCATAGCTTTCATTCTCGATGATGCACAGATATTTAAATAATCAATAAAGATAATATCTGGCTCGAACTGACGTTTAAGTTTCAGTTCATTTAATAAAGCACGGAAATGACCAGAATGAGCAGAACCGGTAGGATATTCTTTTACAATCAATTTACCGGTTGTCTTACGACCGATTTCTTCAACCTTTGTCCTAAACATATCACGTGACATATTAGGAAGTTGGTCAATTGCTACGTTCAGAAGGTTTGCATCGATACGTTCTGCAATCCTTTCTTCAGCCATTTCCATAGTTATGTATAATACGTTTCTACCTTCTACCAAAGCACCAGCAGCAACATGACACATGAATAGAGACTTGCCAACGCCAGTACCTGCAAGGGCAATGTTAAGTGTCTTACGAGGTACACCACCCTTTGTAATGCGATTGAAATAGTCGAGATCAAACGGAATACGATCTTCTTCGGTGTGATAGAAATCAAAACGTTCCTCATAATTCTCGACATAATCGTGACCTACATTCGTATCGAATGCAACTCCAAGAGCTTTACTCAATAGGTCAGGAAGAGCACCTTTTGTCAGTGACTCATGTTTGCCATCAATAATTGAAATGGATTCCATAATGGCATTGTAGATTGCTCTATCCTGACACCACTTCTCGGTAGTATCCAATAGCCATTGATCGTCAATTGGTTCTTTCGAAAACAACTGCGGGAGAATATCAACAGCCATTGTATACTGTTCACCGGTAAGTCGATCAGTTTGATCGAGCTCAATCTTAAAAGATTCAGTAGTCGGAAGTTTATTGTACTTACCGACATACTTACCAGCTTCTTTAAATAATATACGATAAACCCCTTCAAAATAATCTGGTTTGATGAAAGGTAATACCTTACGCATATAGTTTTCATCAGTTAAAAGATTTCGAAGAATTGTTTGTTCAAGATTTGTTTGCAAGTTTACCTTCTTCTCTCATTTGTGCACGAATCTTAGTGGCAGAAATATTATGAATCTCTTTACCAAGATCATGCTCTGTGAATGTGTATCCAACACCGCGACCATAACCGATATCAACAATGTTTGGTACTACCATTATAACAAAGTCTTCGTCAAAAGTAAACCCTTCTTTTGCTAATCCTTCAATAATATTTTGTTTGACTGTTTCAATATCAAACGGATTATCATCCTGACCCGGTACACGTGAATTTGCTTCACGTTTTTCCGGCACTTGACGAATCATAATAGCAACCTGACCGGTTATGGCATGACAGCGCTTAAAGAGTTCTGTATGTCCGTCATGCCAAGGTTGCCATCTACCAAGCATTTGAACTGTAGGATTAAGTGGGTCAAAAGACATTATCGTTTCCTATTCATATAATTAGTTACAACTTCTGCAAGTTGTTTGTGAGTGTCCTCAAACCATTTGTTAACATGATAATCGCATTTAATAGGATTTTGAAACATTTTATTTGTATCTTCAAATCTGCCTTCTTTAATAGTATCCATCCATACTGTATAATCTGGATTGAATGCTATTCTTGCTTCTTCTGTTGGGCAAACAAAATCTGCAATTGCAATTTTTCCTGCCATAACGACACCGTCTGCTAAATGTTTCATTCTATTTGCTTGTCTTATACGGCCTTCAGGACTAAAATCCCAGTCATTATAACTAGTTCGAACTATATCAGCATTAATCCATACACCACTAATTAATTCAGCAAAAGGCTTTGCTAATGTACTTTTACCAGAGCCGGGTAATCCGAAGATTAAAATTTTCATTCTCTTTCCTTTAATATAGCACTGTCAGTTTCAATAGCATCTCTAATAATTTCTTGTAGTACATCACCTGCCCATAATTGCAAATCAACATTATCAGGTGTTAATTCAGAATCTGGCGATGATTCAACAAAGAAGTTAAAAGACATGGTTCCTTCGGCCTCTTCATTAACACTAATAGATCCAAATTGAATTACCGTCTCAGCAAATGGACCTTCTAGAAATCGAACTAGCCAATGCTGGTCACCCTCATTACCTGGTACAAGCTGATAGGTTTTATTCTCTTTATGTTTCATCGATGATATCATCCATATTAATTTGATCTTTGTAACCAATTGTGTATTGTTTTTTCACAAACTCTCTAAAATCAGTTTGTTCAAAAATAGGATTCCAAAAATCTTCTTCAATAGTACCAGCTTCTCGAGTCTTACCAGTAAGAACTTCACCAGTTGAAGGATTAATCCCTTCATACCAACCATTACTTGGTTTACGAGCATAACCTCCGGCCATAGCAACTTCAAGAAGACCTGATAGTTTTTCTACACCGCCTTCCCAAGATACTGTAATAGGAATCTTAGATTTTTCTTTTACATAACGAGACTTTTCGACATTAATCACAAAGTCGTATCCCATTACCTCTGTACCTTTCTTGTTCTGACGACGACCAATAATCCAGATATTATCTGCAGAGTAGTAAATACCTGTACCACCTGATACAACAGCTTTCGGGAAGAGACCCATTTCCTGATAGGTATGATTAACTGCAAGAAGTGGAATATCCTTCATAGCAAGATAAGGTGTTGTCATACGGAACAAACCTTTGAGCGCTTTTGCACGAGACATATCTGCTACTGACTTTTCATTAATAGCATCTTCCATCTCTTTCTTTGACGCAAGGTTACCGATTGAATCAATAACAATTACAACCTTGTCAGAGCGCTCTAGACCTTCAAGCTGACCGATTAGATCAAACTTCAGTTCTTCAACATTCGTAATTGGTGTATGAAGTACTCGAGAAGTATCAATCTCAAATTGCTCAAAATATGCCTGAGGTGAACCGAATTCTGAATCATAGAAAAGCATGACAGAATCTTTATATTTTTTCATATAAGCACTTGCCATTAGCAATGCAAATGAAGTCTTAAAGTGCTTTGATGGACCAGCAAGAACAGTAAGTCCAGGTGCCAAGCCGCCATCCATTGATCCAGATAGTGCAACGTTTACCATTGGCACTTCAGTTGGAACCATATCTTTATCATTAAAGAACTTAGATTCCGAAAGAACTTCTGTAGCTTTGAGCTTACTGTTCTTTTTCAATTTATCCATAATACTCATATATTTCTCCTTATAATAGATCTATTATAACACATTTTACTAAGGATGTAAATAGTCTTTTACATCAATTGTTGGATTAAATCCAAGTTCTTTGATATGAGTAATATCTGCAGTATTATCCTGTGCTTCACAATCATCTCCGAGTCGAATATCAATACCTGGAATTCTGATTCTAGCAAGTTCATGTACCACATTTCCAGTGCCTGTACCGATATCATATGCTGGACGAAGTGGAGCATCGATCAGACCGGGATCCGTAATCTTTAGCATAATACGATCAATTGCCTGAATTACGTCATCAATATGAATGAAGTCACGAATATGCTTTGTAGCATATTTAAGACTACCATCTTTAATTTTATCCATAAACATGCCACGCTGTGCACCATCTCGGCCATAAACTGTAGTAAATCTTAATCCTACCTGACCAGGGAATGCAGTTTCTTCATTAACTTTTTTACTAATACCATATGGTGACTGATGCCATGCATGAATACAAGAAGAAGATGCATAGAGAAGAGGAACACCTGCTTCATGACAGATACGCTGAATACGAGTTGTAGGTGTTACGTTGTTATGCCAATAAGCATCAGGTTCTTCAATTGATCGCCGCACGTCTGCATCTGCTGCAAGATGAATAACAAACTCTGCGCCTTCTAGTTCAAAGCCATGAATGTCTCTGCCGTTCTTACGATCCCATTCAATAATTTCATGTCCATCTTTTTTAAACTTTTCTTTTAAGTGACCGCCAATAAAACCACTTGATCCTGTAATTGCGATTTTCATTTGTTTTCCTTTATAAATTTTTCTGCCGTAGCCATTGCTGAGTTAACTGCTTGATGCATATCGATATAGACATACTGTCCACAACGTCCAATAAATGTGACATTCTCTGGTACCATTTCCTTGTACTTCTCATATGTCCTACGATTCTCTCCATCGATATCCTTGACCGGATAGTATCTTTCCATATTGTTATCCTTATAGTCACAAGGTTCTTCAATGGTGAGGAGTGTGTATTTATCGTTTTCCCCATGGCATGGTAGATTCTTCCATTCAGTAGCACGAGTATATGGTCCATCATGAGTAAAGTTAACTGTACCTGTCGGTAAGGCTTTAGCCATTGGAAGAACATTATGATGGAATTTAATCGAACGATACGGCAATTCTCCATGACAGAAATCAAAGTATTCATCAATTGGCATTGAATTGAATACATGATCTGCATCATCTTCCATCCACTTCATAAACTTCTGACCAACATAATAGTCGATATTATCATGATCCAACATTTTTTCTACCAAAGCTGTATAACCATCCTTCGGCAAAGCTTGATATTCATCATTTGGAAAATAGTATTCGTTATCGTCGTCTCGAACAGGTACTCGATTCAGAATACTCGGATCGAGTTCTTCGATCGTCTTACCCCACATCTTATATGTGTACGGTCTAAAAAAGATATCTATAACGTTTTCTTCTCCTACAATCGCTTTTGTTTCTTTATTTACAGGTAATGTGACATATCGACCATCACTCAACTGAGCTTTGACTTTATGTTTATATTCTACCCATTCAGTAAACTGGCCGAGGAAGTCATAGACTTTCTTATTATTTGTATGGAACAGATGTGGTCCATACTGATGCACTCGAATGCCAAGATCATTAGTAAAATCATATGCATTACCTGCAATATGTTTTCTTTGATCAATGACCATAACTTTATGGCCATTTTCTGCAAGAAGACGAGCTATCGTAGCGCCAGAAAAACCAGCACCTACTATTAAGATTCTCATAATACTCTCCCTAATTCTGCTTGTGTTACGCTTTTATCAAGCGGGTGAGTAGTATATATGGCTCGTTTTTGAGCGGCTGCCAAATCTTCCAGTTGTGATTCAGTCATTTCAGTAATGTCAGATGCCTTGATTCCTGCAAGATATTCGTCATTATAATAGATCATCATTTCCTTTGGATCACCGATCAGAATAGATCCACTATCTGCAACCTGTAGAGGTCTTGCTCTCCACCATCCAGATCCTGCATGGAAATAACCTGGCATAAGGATACCCCATTGTTGACCATAGATGTTTACCATTTCTGGTTCGATCACACGATCCTGACCGTCTTTGCGTGAACCGTATTTCTTGAGTGGCCAATCACCGATGTTCTGTGCTTTCAACCACTTCTTTGTTTTGTCTTGAATCAGACCAGCAAAGTTAAAGACTCTCTGCTTTTCCTCAAAGAGTGAATTGAAATTAGATGCAAGATTGATATGATATGGGTTTGGATTAAAAGAGAACATTAGTTCTTTTGGATAGTCAATCAGTAGACCGAGATCTCCACCAGCAAAAGCGCTAATCAACATAGGATTAGATTTACTTTCAACCAAATCTAAACCATTCATGAGAATCCCTTCCCATGATTCGATATCGTCCGAAATATGTTGATGACCATCTTTGACATATTTACGAAACATCTTTTCAGGATCTCTTAGAGCAGTCAATCCTTTATAGATGCTATCTGTCTGCCAATCATCAAATGCCAGTACAAGTTTAGATGGTAATACCGTAGAAATAGTATAGAGACCATTGTACACAAATCCAGCAAATCCCGATGGATTGTGAATATAAACAATGACCTTGTCGTACTGACCAAGATCTTCGCCTATTGTTACGATACGCTGTTCTACTGTATGACCCATGTCACGAAGACACGCAATCAGTGCCAAATGAGATGGCATTACCTTAAGTTGGGATGTTTTGTAAAAGTTCTCAGTACACTGTTGTTTGTTCATCCCAGTAATCAATATTTTCATTATGTAATACTCCGCAATTTTGTATATTATACATCATTTAGATAGGTTTGTAAACTGTTAATTACAGCTTTTTCATATGATTTATCATTTAAGTTTCTGTTCAAAGGACTCGGATGAGGAGCAGCGAAGTGTGGAATGTTTCTTTTCTTAAAATATTGTTTCACTTCATTACCTAATGTTATAATTTTATTATAACCATTTAAACATTCATGTAATAATATTTCATTAATTTCATTCTTTTGAGGTGAATGTGAGCTGGGTGCAAAGAGATTCACAAAGCTATATGAATACACATCACATGCACCCAGCCACATATCTAGGCGTTTGATCGTAGCAGATTTAGATCTGTACTTTATCTTAGAACTACCAGGGCTATGTCCTACTACGATCACCTTCATAATTAACCTCTTGTTGTCGTATATGCCATGTCTGTCTCAAGTTGTTTTATTCGATCTTTCAATTGTTCGATCTCGGCAGTGAGCCTCATATTATTATATTCGACATTGATACCGAGTTCGCGTTCTTCTTTAAATTTATTCTTAATCCATTCCTGAGTTTGAGACATTGATAAACTCCCATTTTATTTTTGCTTGATCGAACATACCAGCGGTCGTCTTCCAGGATTCTACCCATTTCAATGGAATGTCCTGCTCTTTCATGACAACTCTCTGTATGCCGACTTGGATTACACCTTTTGCGCAGTCCGAACAGACTGGCAACCCTGTTACATATAATGTAGCACCATCGAGGGACACACCATTATATGTAGCGTTATATATGACATTCATTTCTGCATGAACGACATACTTATATTTAGTCTCACGATCCTCATAATGTAAAGGATTATCCTCAACTCCACGTGGAAAGCCGTTATAACCTTGTGCCAGTACTTGACCTTTGATTCCAACGGCAATTGCCCCGATTTGAGTTGAAGGATCTTTTGACCAAGAGGCAATTCTCTCAGCTAATTGAAGATATCTAATATCCCATTTACTTAACAAGGTGGAAATGCCTTTCGTAAACGTGGAGATTTTGTACCTGCCAAGTAATAGATCCTGGTTTGACACCAAGATCTTTAGCAAGTGTATTTAAAATATACTGATGCCAAGCATAATCATTTTTGTATCCGAACACGACATCGTTTGACCGCATTTGGACCACACACTGTAGTTCATCATTGCGAATATAATAAGTAACAGCATTAGTACATATGAAATCGCTTTTACCATTCTCATTAAACTCTGTCCAAATAGAAGGTCGATTATAAATCATACACGCTCTACGTGAATCAGGATTTTCTAGTAGTTCTGTGAGTACATTATCGTACTGCCTATAATATATATCCGAAAAAATTAGTCTGCCGTAGTTTGAATTGATCTCTCCATGTCTATTAGCACTATATTCCCATGCTTTAGGAGGATCTTGGTCTACATAGATATCATAGATATTAGTACTGCCGCTCAGATACCAATCAAGTTCAGCATTGATATAATCATCATTAGGCGTGCCAAAAATAGCGGGCTGATCGGCGAGAAAACTTGCACCTATGAGTTCAATTGTTTTTTGACCAGTCTTATCTGTTGTAAAGGTTTCATTAGCTAACTCCCCGATAAAGAAGTCTCTAATATCACTTACACTTAGTGTTTGCATCTGCTACCCTTTCTCTTAGATCAGTTGATGAGAATCTGTGATCGCGCTTATTAAAGTATAATTCAATTCCACGATTACGACATTCATCCTTACCAGTAAAATCTTTTTGACGATATTCTTCACCGAGTATCCTTACATTAATTGGATACATGTTTATTATATCAAGAAGATCAGCCTCTGTACAATAAATTAGTACTTCATCGACATATTTTACTGCTGCAAGTTGAGCCTGTCTTTCTACAATAGTCTGAACTGGCGCATTCTTTTCGGCACGATCTAATGTAGGATCTACTTGAAGAGCACAAATCAGATAATCACATTGAGCCTTTGCTTCACGTAACATAGCAATATGACCGGCATGAAGTAAGTCAAACGTTGATGCAGTAAATCCTATTTTCAATGGTTTCTCTTTCCGTCAAATACACATACAAAGTAACAACCCTTTGGTCCAGCATGAACACGGTGGAATACACCATCTTCGATGAGAACAATATCACCTTGCATTACAGTAATAGTCTCTTCATCAAGTTCCATCTTACCCGAACCACCCACAAAATAATAGACCTCTTCCTGTCCTTCGTGTTTGTGTCCACGTGTACTCATTTTTGGTTTGAGATCAGTAGAACTCAGAACAAGATTCTTGAGAGTCTTATTGTCTTTGAGTAGATAGGTTTCATTATCTTTAATAACCTCTCCACCAATATCACGAATCGATAGGCGCATTGTTTACTTCCTTTATTGGACGATTGAGAAAATCACGATCTGAACTTTGACCTTCCATTTCACCTGCAAGATATGTGGCAAAAAAGGATGCATAGTTAATTAGATCGACACATGAATCTTCGAGTGATTCAAAGTTTTGATTGTATTCAGGATCATGTTCCATTGCTTCCATGACAGACTGCATGCGAAGAACTTTAGCATGAATCGTATCGAGAATAGTAGAACATCCACGAACATAGTAGTCCGCTTGTTTGATCCGTGAATTTGGATTTTGATAGTCAGACGATTTCTTTGTCTGAATTTCAGCTGCGCGCTGAAGGATTTTGAGAGAGTATTTCATTATACGTTCCTATAGTGTTTTTGCCATGCAGAACCAACAGTACCGAGACCTTCCTGAGCAAGTTGTAATCTATACATTATACCACAAATATCGGCAGATGTACACGCTTTTTGTAAGTCATAGATGATACGATTCTTCGATGCCTTACCTTGAATCTTTTTTGGATCCCAATCTTCTATTAGATCGCTAGCGATTTGCCTAGCCTTTTCAAGCGGCATACGTTCTAGTTTACGAATCACTTCAGTACGATCTTCCTGTGGTTCTTCATTTACTTCTATATAGTCTTTTCCATTCCACATCCAGAGAGAATGGCATGTATAAGACTTATCAGCTCGAAGGAAACAGATCACGTAGTTTGCTACATCAAGACCCCATCCTTTTCTTTGTTTCAAACTAGCTAATTGCTTATTGAGAGTCTCGAGATGAGCAGCAGATTTCACTTCAACAGGAGTACTACATGGTGCAAAGAGATCTTTATATTTACGATCATCATTTTTATATTCATGATGCTCGATCATGTAGTGCTCAGCAGCTAGACCATTATATGTATCGATATATACCCGTTGGTCAGATCTATTTTCATCAGGTAAAAATTTTACATATTCAAGGGAGGCATGCCTTTCTAACAAGTCTAAATCAATATTAGCTAATTCGAAAGTTTCACCGACCTTTACACGAAAGTCAAACATAATATATTTCCTTATTCAATTATGATTATATTATACACTATTTTTCTCTCAATGTAAACAGTTTTTTTACATATTTTTGTAAACATATTCGAGGGCACGATCAGCTTCCTTGTCGAGTGGACGATTCTTATACCAATTGCCGGTTTCCATATCAAGCTCTTGACACATCTTAGCGATTTCATTTGATGTAATAGGATATTTTTGTTTGATTGCATTACCAGCAACTGCTACCATTATTTGGTACATTTTGTGGTACCATCCGGTGTTTGTGATGAGTCTGTATTCTGCTTCGAGTTTACGAGGGAAGAAGGGACAATCGCGATAGGACGACCACACCACATTAGTGTTATCCATTCCTCCTTTTCTGTGTTCGATGA